GCATGCAGACCCAATGGACCGTCAGCATGGCTGGCTATGTGGGTTTGCGATATGACGTACTGCTGGTTTCCGGGGGGCTTTTTGACCTTTATGATGTGGAGAACCGTCGTGAAGTGCTAGAGGGTCTCCGAGTCATGGAAGCTACTGCACTGAACGAATTCAGCAAGAAGGCAGATGGCTAAGACTGTTGGCGACCTTCTAATCAAGCTGGGCGTTGACGGGATTGAAGGCGTAACGCAGCTGAAGTCTGCGTTGACTGGCCTATCAAAAGCTGCAGGCCCTGCAGACGCTGGGTTAATAAAACTTGGAAAGGCGATTAAAGCCTTCAACAGAGATGGTGGCGCAAGTCGTGATGTAATCGCTGGCAAGCTTTCAGCGCTCAAATCTTTACGGAACCAGGCCGGACTTAACGGTGCTGCTTTCCGTGCTCTTACAAAAGACATCGTTGATTATCAGCAAAAACTTGCCGCTGCTGATAAACAAATAGACGAGACGACCAAAAAAGTCTCAACGCTGGCCCAAGTATCTTCTCAGATCCCAGGGAGAAAGGCTGGGACCTTTGGAAGTCAAATTGCAGCTTTTAATGAGGAGCTGAAAGAACTCAGCGTTACAAGCGACAAATATGCAACTGTTCTAAGAAACATCCAGGAAAGAACTCGTTCTTTTCAAAGGGCTCAAGCCAGGCAAGGAGTCATTGCTGCTGGTCGGACTGGGGCAGAAGGCCCAGTCGATCCAAGGACGGCTTTTCAGGTAACAACTGAATTACCACGCACAACAGCAGCTTTGTCTTTGCGACTGACAGAGCTTAGGGAAGATTTTGCCAATATTGCTATCGGCTCAAAGGATTATGTAAACGCTCTCCGTGAAATTAATTCACTGGAGTCACAGATTGGTGATCCATTTGGGACTGCCGCAAGAAAGCAGCAAATCCGTGGGCGCTTAGGGCAGCAAGAACGATTTGGAATGTTTGCACCAAGAGATCCGGTGCAAAGTGCAATCGCCAGAAGGGAAAGAAAGCGTTCTCGTCGATATGGCGGATTTGCTGGTGGTGGCATGGCCAATCAACCAGTAGAAGCCACTGGTCTTTTTAGAACAATTGCCTCTATTGGATCTGCTGAGACCAAAGCGGCGACCGAGATGATGGGTCGCTCGCTTTCGCAAGTCACGGCTGAGATCAATCGACAGGCTGCTGCGTCTAACGGAAGCATTAACAGCCTGCAAGCGCAAAAAAGTGCATTCGCGCAACTGCGAGCTGGCCTTGACCCTACCAGTCAAGACTTCCGTGAACTTGGCAAAGAGATTGAAAAAGTAGATCGTCGACTGGAGAAGTTAAACAAGCGTCGTCGTCGTCCAACGATTGGTGGCATTGCGCAAGGGTTAGGTGGCATTGCTGCTGGTGGTGTATTTGGTGGGCCTGAAGGTGCTTTGGGTGCAGCAGTTGGTGGCGCCGTGGGTGGCGTCGCTGGTGTTGCTGCAGGCGCGGCACTTGGTGCTCAAGTCAAGATGATGCGAGAGGCACTTGGCGCGACCTCTGATTATGCAGCCCAACTGCAAAAGCTTGAGATCGCTCTAAAAGGAGTGGCAGGTCCTGAGTACACAAACGCCCTTAAAGCAGCAAATCAAGTCACTAAAGATTTCAACGTCCCCCTTGATGTATCGACTAGAGGAATCACACGTCTTTCCGCAGCTGTTATTGGCGCTGGCGGCAATGTAGCCGATGCAGAGGTTGTATTTAGGAACATTACTTCTGCCATCAAGGCAACAGGTGGTGGAGCGCAGGATGTTGAGTCTGCGATAACTGCAATGGTGCAAACCTTCTCCAAAGGCAAGGTCAGCGCGGAGGAACTTTCTGGTCAGTTGGGTGAAAGATTGCCTGGCGCTGTCACTAAGTTCGCAGAGGCGAACAAGATGACATTGCCTGAGCTTCAGAAGGCATTGAAGGCAGGAACTGTTGGACTTGATGAGTTGATGAAATTCATCATCAGCCTTGGCCCTGAATACGAAGAAACTGCACGAGCCATTGCAAATAGCAGTGCAGACGCAGGTGCAAAAGCAGCTGTTGCCTTTGACCAAGTGCGTCGTGAGGTTGGTGAAGCTTTGCAGCCGATTGGCGCTCAACTGCAACAGGCTTTTGCCGAATTTGTCCTTGATATTCTTCCTGCGATCAAGGCAGGTGCAGTTGCTGCAGCGAATGGAATGAACGCACTTTTGAAGGCGTCTGCATTCTTAATCGAAAACTTCAAGGAGCTTTTGATTGTTGCTGGCGCAGCTGGCATTGCATTGGCTTTGCAGAACCTTATAGGGATTGCAACAGCACTTGGCACTGCGTTTGGCAAGGCCACTGTTGCAATGAAAGGCTTCACTGCTGCATCGTTGTTGAATCCTTGGGTCGCGTTGGCCGCAGGCATCACGGCTGCAACAGTTGCCTTGGTGAAGCACAGCAGAAAGAACGCAGAATTCAATAAGTCAGTGATTGCTGGAGAGACGACAAACAAGGAAGCCAACGACAGGCTTCGTGAGATGAATAACAAGGTCCAAGAGCTGCAAGATCGCCTTGAGACAGAAGGCAATGGTCGGATGATTAGACAGCTCAAGAATCAACTAAAAGCAGCAAAAATTGCTGCAGATGATTTGTCTCTTGCTATGAAACTTGCGACCACTTATACGGTTGCAGGTGTTGAGTATGACCGGATGACTGGTCGCCCAATAAATGCACCTACTTCATACACTCCTACCGATTACGCCGATCCAACACCGGATCCAAGCGGTAAAGGCGCAACCCCAATGAGTGACATCGAGCTTGCGCTTCGGGATCAAATGCGTGGGGCGGTTGCTGGCGAAGATGAAAGGTTAAAAGCTCATTTGCAGCTGGCGCTTGACATGACAGCGGCCCAACAAGAGACAGAAGATATCAACAAACGTATAAATTTAGAGAGACAAGCAGAAGCAGATTTTGCCTTAAAAATCAAACAGATTGATGAAGAGGCAGCACAAAAGCAGCTAAGGGCGCTTGAGGAAAAGCAAAAGCTTGACGCTGAATTGAAAGCTTCTTTAGAGGATCGAAAGTTTGAGTTGGGAATGATCTCGGAGGAAGAGCATTTTCAACTTCAGCTTGCGAGAGAGCGCAAGCGGCTTGAGGGCATGGGCGCAAGCGAGGAGCAAGTTGAAGAGCAGCTTGATCTTTTCGAGAAACTGAACAGTCAAGCACCTGAGGACATTATCGCGAGAAGAATAGGAACCCTCAAGAAAGAAATAGCAGAACTAACCAATTTAGGTAATGTGGCAGTCAGGATTGGCGATGCAATTGGCAGTTCTTTCCAGCAAAATTTTCGAGAAATAATTAGTGGAACCAAGTCGGTCAAGAAAGCACTGTCTGACTTCTTTGCGGACATTGCCGAGGCGTTCTTGGCGATGGCAGCAGAGATCATTGCGAAGCAATTGATCATGATTACTTTGCAAACAATATTGAGAGCCCTAGGCGCTGTTGCTGGCGGTTCGTCGGCACCATCGGCACCAGTACCTAAAGATGGAGCAGCATTTCAAGGTATTGGAACTGGGACTCTAGATAGTCTTGGAGGCGCAGGACCTATTGCTGATCCAAAAGGTTTGTTTACTCCCCCAACGATAATTTCAATGGCAAACGGTGGCTCTGCCTTTGGCGGCTCACCAATGATCGTTGGCGAGCGTGGACCGGAACTGTTTGTTCCGTCCACCAATGGCAGCATTATATCTAGCGAAAGGTTCGGCGCTGACATGGCAAACGCCATGGCCGTTCCGTTCTTGCCTGGTGGCAATCAAGGAGGCACTGCCTCTCAAATGCTCGACGGCCCAGAGAACTTTAGGCAAATGTCTGTGCCGTTTACTCGTACTTCAGAAGCAGCGATGATGGCAGCTGCGGAGCAGCAAACTGCAGACGCAATTTCAAACCCAGCTCCACTGGACGTGCGGTTTGAATCTCAGTCGATTAACGGAGTCGAGTATGTGACTGCAGAGCAGCACCAAACAGGCATGGTCCAGGCTGCTGAACGTGGACGTGCGCTCGCACTCGCGGCATTGCAAAATAGCGTCAAAGCACGGCGAAGGGTTGGATTATGAGTGGTTATGCGTTCTGCAATTACATCAAATTCTTAGAGCCCTCTACCTCTGCGTATGCGACGACAGGGTATTACTTCCAAAATTTTACGGTCAACGGTACTCGCAACCGAGGGGGTAACACCTACATCTTCGCGCCATATGCCATTGCGACTGGTGGAGGAGAAAAAGGCGGGGACCGCAGTTCTAACGTGCTGGGCATTGGAGCCTCAACTGAAGCTGGAACGACGATCATTTTAAATTTGTTCAAGCAGGCAGTTGAGCAGCGTTGGATTTTGCAAGTGGAGACAGTCAGCTTGAATATCAGTACTTTCGATGATGAGCTGCTTGTTTCAACAGAAAACTGGCGCGTAGCCTCTTACGAGATGGACACCAAGGTAATCAAACTGCGATTGATTTCGCCATTAGATGCTGTAAAGGGTCAAGTGCCCAGGAGGAGGTTGAATGAAGAGCTTGTGGGTGCATTGCCAACAACTGGTCAAATCACGATATGAAGCGTTGGCACCGTTACCTAAGTCTGCCGCATAAATTTGGTGCTGACCCTGACGACGGGCTTGCTTGCGATTGCGTGATTATGGTTTGGAACGTATTGCGTGATGCTGGCGTTGAACATCCGCCTTACGAGCCAAGCTGGCTGGAGATGGCAGCTCGTGGTGAATGGACTGACTTGAAAACGCAATGGCTGGAGCGGACAGTTGTCTGCCCTCAGCAAGAGTATGCGTTGACTTTGTTTGATGAGCCAACGCACTTGGGCTTAGGTATTATCGTGGATAACGGGCTTTTGTTCCCGCACCACAAACGTGGTGTGCATTGGCTGCCCAGCAGAAAAGTTGCAAACCTGGAGTACAGGACGTTTCGATGACCATGCTCCCTTCCGATCGTTACCTTTGCAGTCTCCTTGGGCTAACGGAAGAGGAGTTTCAAGTTTTTCAAGCAGAAGCGAGACAGTATTTAAAAGAAAACCCTATTGAGGGACCAACTGCCGGAACTGAACTTGTCATTGCAATTGTCAGTCTTGTTCTAAGCGTTGGCGCAACCGTTCTTTCGATACTGCTAAGGCCCAGCATTCCTGACACAAGTGGCCCAGGTCAAATTAAAAGAGGCGAAAGCATAGATGATCCGATCATCACGAATCAAAGCTTTTCGCCGCGTTACGGCTTTGATTCAACGCAAAACGTTGTAAAAATTGGCAGCACAATACCTCTTGTTTATGGCAAGAGGTTTGAAGACAGTGGCGCAAAGGTTGGGGGTGTTCGCCTCAATATGCCAATGGTTTGGTCTCAAATGCTGTCTTTCGGCTCATCCCAAATGCTGAGAGCAATTTTCTTGGCAGGTGAGGGTGAGATTGAAAATTTTGACGCCAATCTTTGGGCTATCGGTTCAAATCTCCTTAAAGGTTATAAATTTAGTAGCGACACTCAAACACAAGCAGCTGCAAGGGTCTGTGTGTATGTGAGCAAAGACGGTGGTGCGATTATTGAGACAGATCGAGTGTTTGGACGCAGCGGTCCAAATGATCGACGGATCAACGGAGGCGGATCCTCTTCAGCCATCAGTAGTGGTGAAGTATTTAAGGTTCAACTAGGAGCCCTCCAAACAGAAACCAGCGCTTTTTCGTCTGTTCACACTCCATCTTCTAATACGACTTTTGGCGTTTACGGGTTCGTAGGCAATGACTTGGCATATAAGGTTAATCCAATTATTCAGGCAGGCTGCAAGCTTCAAACAAAGCCTTTAAGTGATGGTGACGTAAAGCCCAAGTGCCCCTACGACGAAGGCAGGATTTCAAAAAGACTGAAAGACATTAACCACTTTTCCAGTTTTTCTGGCATTTACAAGAGGAACGGTGCTGCACTTACTTCCAACGCAAATTTAAATCTTGCAGTGGGGGACGAAGTCACTTACAAACTGTTTTCGGAGTCGGAAAAGCTCGTCATATTCCGGAGAGGAGACAGCGACACTGATGAGTTTTCAAAGGACGTCGCTTCTAGTGTGGCATCAAGACAGACTCAGTATGATCAAAACTTAGTTATAGGCGAGGTTTACAAAATTGGATCTGCGCTTGGCGTTTTGACAAGCAGGACCCAAGAAGTTTTTAGGTCTGAGGCTGAAAATATTTCTGGAATTGAACAAGCCGTAGAGGGTGTTTTTACGATTGTTGAAAGCGGTCAATGCTATGGCTACACCGAGGCCCACTTAAAAGGCCGACATACTGGCTCAGACGTTATCTTGCAGATTGATAGTATTTCCGCTGGAAATGTGCAGCGAGCTGTTGCTACGACTAAAGGTCATATTATGCGTTATGCGCAGGCTGTTGTGACCAACACAAGGCCTTGCCATGTGACAGAAATAGGCATTGATTCAGTGATCGGAGGCAGGATAGGCGGGCTTTGTAATTTTGTAGACGCAAAAACATTTCAAGAAGCTGATGATTTAATGTGTGATGCGCAAAACAAGCAAGACACTGAAGACGTAGAAAGCACTACATATCAAAGCAGCGTGATCGATGTTTCTTATCAAAGGTTTTCCTGCTTTACGCTTCAATACAAAGAGGTTGGTCCTGACGCTACTAACGATTGGAACGATAGCGGAGAGATTTTTTCTATAGGCAGCGAGACGCAGCAGTCGGTATTTAATTTTATACGGATTGAGTTTGATACTCAAAAAACTCGTATCTTTAGGCTGTCTCCGCTATCAGGTTTTGAGGTTCGAGGCAAGACGTCTGGGCGCATTCTGCATCTCAACCCTAATGAAGATTTCAACCATTTGGCTCTTCCTTCTAGTACTTGGGGTAGCAATACTTTTGTTGCCTTCAAAGGGTCAATAGACACTTATCCGTTCCACAACCATTTTCGCAGTCAATTTAATGAAGGGGACGTCAATCTTCAAGACGATTACACCAAGGTCAGGAGGAAAAAGGATGACGATGGAAAGGTCCAATCGCTAGAGTCTTCATTTTCTCAAGGCAGCAACTACGGAGCTAATGGAACATTTACCAACGTAGCAACTATAGTTAGCACTCCAGGCGGGTCTGGCGCGACCTTAGATATTACAACTAACGCAGCGGGCCAGGTTGCAACTGTTGCTGTCAACAATGAAGGGCTTGGGTACAGTCCGTTGCAGACGCTAACCGTAAACCAAGCCGATATTGGGGGTACTGGAACGGGGTCTGGTTTTAGCTGCACAATCTTTTCAATTGAAGAAATCAATACTTTGGCTTACAAGGGGCTTCCTACAGTGGACACAAACGTAGGGACTGGTTATGGATCGTATATAGATGATTTCATGAAACTTGCAGAAGATTTTGTGTATGAGCAAGCTACGACTAGCGCTGAATCCGGACCTGAGCACAGAGTCTCTTATGTAAACGAAATTGTAAAAAATCAAACTGGTAACTATGCAGACATGGCATTGGTTGGCATAAATATTCGTTCGTCGAAAGAATGGAGCCAGTTTACCCAGTTCTCCGGTTACATCGAAGGAGGCATCAAGGCTAGAAGCCTTGCTGATTACACATCTGGTCCCACCTTTAACCCAGCGGTTAAAACGATTTTTCACTTCCCAGACGTGCTTTTGGATTTAATGACTAACACTCGTTATGGCATGGGAGACTTTGTGAAAGACGAGATGATTGATTTGGCAGCTTTTAGCGAAGCAAGAAGCTGGTGTGAAAGCAGGAATTATTTATTCAATGGTGTCGTTGCTGATTTGGTGAACATTAGGCAATATGCCTCTGATCTTGCTGCAACGCATCTGCTTTACTTCGCAGAGGTGAATGGGCGATTTACCTTAAAGCCTGCTTTGCCAGCCACCGGGTCAGTTTTTGTGCCTGCTGACATTAAAGGTCTTTTTACTGTCGGCAACATTCTTGAAGATAGCTACCAAGTTGAATACTTGAATCCAGAGGACAGAGAACCAACTGAAGTCACAGTGACATACCGTGAAGAGCGAGGTTCTGTCGACGTCAATAGCGATGGTTCGTTTGCGTTGGTAAGAGAGGTTCTTGTAAAAGAAGTGGGCTACGCCCCAATAGAGACAGTTGCGTTGGATATGACTGACTACTGCACACAGCGGCAACATGCTATCGACGCTGCAAAATTTATCATCAGAATGCGTAGGCTTACGGATCATATAGTTAGATTTAAAATTACTCACGAGTCTATATACAACAATATTTCGCCTGGCGATTACATTAACGTTGCAATGGATGCAACAGAGTATTCAGACTTTAGTAACGGTGCTGTTACTGCTGCGGGAGATCTTGTCACTTCAGAGGCTTTTGCTGATGGCAGCTATTCCGTCTTCGCGTGGGACCCTAATTCCGGTGACGATCCAAGCGCTCAGACCTTGATTGTTTCTGATGGCGGGACTAGAGCAACGCCAGTCGGGATTATTTTCACTGAGATCAAGTCAAGCCAAGAGTCCAGGACGTACCAGGTGGAGCGTATAACAGCAGACCAGGAGGGCACGTTTACAATAGAGGCGCTGCACATGCCGGTCACTGATGCTGGCATTCCGTTAGTCGCTGACGGTTTTGACACGGCTGAAAACTGGACCATTACCTAAGTGCAATGACTACAGCATTTCCGTCAATTGAGCCTTCAAGCCGGAGTTTTAAGGCACCGGTCTTTCCCGCAAAGAGTCATGTAGCTCAGTCAGGCGTTACGACTCGAAGGCTGTATGCTTCTTTGCCAAGCCAAGCTGAACTGAAACTTGAGTTCAGGAATATTGCTGACACGAACGTTACAGCGATCATGACGGCTTACAAAACCGCCAAAGGTGCAGTGGACGACTTGTCGCTTCCAGACATTGTGTTCAATGGAGCGGATGTGGATTTGGCGAATTATTTGGATGGATCGTCATTTGCTACTGGCTTGAAATGGTGCTTTGCAGAGGGTTCACCTCCAACCATTGCAAGTGTTGCTCCAGGGCGATCAAACGTCAGTGTTAGCCTTGTCGGAGAGCTTAGAATGAGCTGAAAGGGGTCGTCTTATGGCTGTCAAGACAGGATCTACTGCTGAACTTCGCTTCAAAGGCGCAGCTATTGCAAAGGTTCGAGACGTGAGCCTTACGATCGTCAGAGATGCGCTTGAAACGACAGGTATTGGCCAACGGGATCGCACTTATGCGTATGGCATTAGAGGAACAACAGGCACTGGGACGCTTTTGTACGATTCAGCTAATCCAGCAACTACAGCGACGATGAATCGGCTGTTGAGCGATTCTGAGTCAACAGACACTATTGCAATGGTTTTAGACACAAGTGTGTCAGA